CAAAAATCTAAAGCTCAAGAAGCAATAAATAATGGTGGCAACTATCCACCACTTCCCATTCATAAGGTTGATATACCTTTATGGTCAGATGAAAAGCAAGATGCTTATGTCTTAGATAAAGTGAAAACACATCAAGAAGCAGATATGTTGTTCTACACAGAGAATATACAAATTGGATGCACCGATGAAGAGAGATGGAAAAATCCACCAAGTTTTGCAGTTAAAGTTAAAGAAAAAAAACGAGCATTAAAAGTTTTTGATCTTGAGGAAGATGCTCAAGATTATGCCAAGAATACTTTGAACTCTTATGTAGAAGAGAGACCAAGTATAGCGAGACGATGCAAGGATTATTGCAATGTCAAGCAATTTTGTGAACTAGCTCTAAAGGAGGGCTATTAATATGAAACCTACACACGAACTATTCTATATTGAAGAATATACTGACAAAAATGGTCAGCCAAAGAAGAAAAGAGTGGTGTGGGCAAAAGGTTGGGAAAATCAAGATAAGTATGACAGCAATGCAACTTATTATACATTTCCTCTAGGTAAAGGAGGTTTTAAACTTTTCGTAAAAAAAGTTAGACCTGAAAGACCTATGCAACAACAAGGTGGATACCAAGCACAACAGCAAGGTTATCAACCACCTCCACCTGCTGCACCACCACCAACTGAAGAGGACATCCCATTTTAATATGGAATTTCCATTTACAAAAGAAGAGGTTAGGATTTTGAAAAGGATATGTGAAAATCCTATCTTTAAAGAGTCCCAACCTCTTCCTGAAAATGTAGGCAAAGCACCACAACCATTACATCATTTAAAAAAAATAATTTGTAATTTTTATAATATTAAAGAAGAAGATTTATCAGGAACTAGAAGAGATAAACATTTTGTTCAAGCCAGAAGAGATTACTGCCACTTGGCTTTTAAGAACACTAAATTTAGCACAACAATAATTGGGAATAAAATTAAAAGAGATCATTCATCAGTTCTGCATCATCTCAACAAACAGCCATTTAACTTAGATAAGATTTTACATGAATAAGTATCGTTCAGGATTAGAGAAAACAATAGCTTCTCAATTAAGAAAATTTAGAATTAAATTTGATTATGAAAAGTTAGTCATTCTTTACACAAAACCTGCACAGTCATCTACCTATACTCCAGACTTTAGGTTGGCTAATGGTATTATTATTGAAACTAAAGGTCGGTTTGTTTTAGCTGATAGAAAAAAACATTTACTTATTAGAGAACAGTATGGTTATAAATACGATATTCGCTTTGTGTTCAGTAATGCAAAAGCAAAAATTTATAAAGGATCTAAAACAACTTATGCTGATTGGTGCATAAAACATAATTTTAAATTTTTTAACAAAACAATTCCGATGAAATGGATAAAGGAGAAACATGATACTCATTATCCTTAATGCACTTATTTTATTGGTCTTACTTTTTATTGCTTTGATGATTTATGCCATTGGAGATAAATTGAAATGAAAAAACACATTAAAATTTTTGATGATTTCTGGTTGCCAGAATTAACTATTGCACAAACTTGGCAATGTTCAGTTTGCAGCAGTTGGTATGGAACTGACATACATCATGTTTCTGCAAAGCAATCTGGTGGGAGTAAATGCAAAGATTACATTGAGAACTTAATTTGTCTTTGTAGAAAATGCCACGATAAATGCCACAAGGATAAACAATATAACAAAAAAGCAAGAATAATAAATTTACGATTAATAGCCGATAAACTGGAGAGTGAATTAGATGAGTTTAGATAATACTTTAAATAGATATGATCCTCATAAGATTGCTGAAGCTAAAATGGAAGCCATCATTGATTACAGAAAATGTAAAAGAGCTTTTAATCAACTAGCTAGAATAAAAGAGGAAAAAGAAAAAGGAAGATACTTGCATTATCGTTTTTTATCTAATGAAAAACATAGTGTGGAAGATGCGAAAGCCAAAGCAAAGACTGATAAAGAAGTTACTGAAGTTGTATCTAAACTAGAACAAGCAGAACAATTAATGGATGAATCTTTTGCTGAACTGGATCGCATTACAACCAAAATAGAATTAATGGCAGATGCCAATGCCACAGCTAGAGCTGAAATGAAACTTGGAGGTCTTACACCATGACATATTATAGAAGAAAAATACAAAGGTTATGGAATGGGTATGCTTCGTTGAAAGATTATGAAGTACAAAAAGCTATTGCTAAAGGTGGTGCAGTTTTAAGTTTAAATAAAACAAATGAAAAAATGACCTTGAGTAAAAATGAATTGGAATATGGATTACAAAGAAGAACAAGTAAAGAATTCCCACCTAATCCAAAATTAAATGAAACAGAGCCATTTAGATTATGTAATTTTTTTTGGAAACAAAAAGATGAAAACCAATTGGAGTTAATAAATGAGTAAGAAAATAATTAAGATTGAACAAATAGACAAGGGAGGATTGAATGAAAGTGGAATTGAAGTAGATAAGTTATGGGAGCTGCACTTTGAAAACCAGATTAATCCTCGCATATTAGATTCTACACAAATACTTCATTACTTAACCAAAGGCACAAGTCCTTCCAGGAATATTCATCATTTTAGAAAATGGGAAAGCAAGTGCAAAGACACAATCCATAATCATTGGTGCATAGTTTATAGCAATCCTATTGACCATTCCTTGCTGTTACCTAGTAAATTTTATGATTTAATTTATGAAGGACATAGAAAAGAAGAAGAATCAAATCCTAAAAAAGAAACTCCAATAGATAATCCTTTTTTATTTACAGATAGAATTACTACTCCAGAAGAAAAGGAAGAAATTAAAGCATTAAGAAAAGAAATAGATGCTGAAGAAGCATTTAAACTAGGATTACACTTACACGATGACGAAAAAGAGGTGGAAAATGAATAGACTTTATGAGATAAAAGATGTAGCAGTTAGATTAAATAGACATCCTCGCACTTGCAGGAAAGATATTAAAGACTTACAAGCCAAATTTCCCAAAGATCCTGCTTTACATACATATATTGGTAAGCGATTACGATTTACCAATGAACATATTGAAAGGATAATTGTGTTATGCTCAAAGTCAAAAGAAGAAAAGATGTAAAGAATGATAATTATTATATATTTGGAACTTTTTATTATGAAGATCAAACTATATATGTAAGGAACATCAGCACTAAAACAAACAAATACCAAGATGCTTGTAAGTTCGCAAACATTTATGAGAAAAAACTAGAAAAAGGAATATCTCAACTTACAAGTAAAAAATATAATGCTGCTGCTGATTTAAAGATTGCTGACGATGATCCAGATACATCTCCATCGCAGAAAACTATTAAGTTAGTAAAAAAAACAAAAGAATATTTAGGTCAATATGACATCCGATTAATTGATAATGATTTAATTCGCAAAAAAGCTTTTGAATGTTATCCAATGGAAGAATATTTAAAAAAGACTCCTTATAATGATTTGTCGGAAGAAGAGAAAAAACGAAAATCAGCAAGACTTAATACAATTAATAGAAGTTTTATTTGCCCTGTGTCGTTGGTGTTAAACTTTGCATCA